ACCACATGCCTGGCATGTGTAGCCGTCTCGTTGCAGTATGCGTTGTCTAATCTTTCGCCATTGGCTAGTGCTGCCATTGTCCTTCAATGCGCTTGCCATTAGTAGTACCCGTGTTTCATGTGAAACGTCCAAGCATTGCATGGCGTTTGATAACGGTTTGTTATGTATTTGATTGTCGAATCTATCTGTCTGAAAGGGTCTAGATCACGGTAGTGCTTTGATCTCATTTGACCCAAACCGAAATGCGAACCGTTCACTGCACGATACGACCAACGAGATTCCTTTGTTATGATCTTATTGAAACATTGAAATTCTTTATAGTCCAATAACCTTGAATGTGCATAAAGTTTCAAATGATCTATTGAATAATTTGCTGCTTCAGCTGCTGGAATGCTTGTCATTGAAAGCACTGCCAATAAGGCATAGACCTTGCCCATTAGATCGAATCGCCCTCGCGCGCTCACCGCCTCAGCGGCGCGCTTCAAGCGTTTAGATCGTAGCGCACGTGTCAAGCAAGTGAATAACTTACGCATGGCGTTGGGCGTGTCCCACAAGGTTTTTGCACCTGTGGAAAACTTCTGTGGATAACTTTCAACGTGTGATAATCTCAATTGAATCCCAACCTTCCCGCTTGATGTCATTCATTGCCAAATGAAATCGACGGTGCTGATCAATAACAACACTGTTTTTGACTGGGAATTCCCTGTTTTCTTGGGCTTGCAGTAATAATTCCCGACGTGTATCAAATACCACCAAACGGGTTTCCAATTGCAGTCGGTCAGCTAAAGCCAGCCATAACAACCTATGTGTTTTCAAAACATGTGTTGCGTCGGCAATTAGGTCATAACCTTCTTCGACTTTCATAATCGCCTTCGTTCGCATGTGGCGGGTGTAGGCGTTCACGTCCATGTCTTTATTCGCCCTGATTGCGTCAATGTTGTAAATGTATTCATTGCCCGTTTTGTTGTTTCTGACCCAGGTTGATTTGCCTGCCCCTGGCGCACCCATAAGGACAGTGATCATTGGTGACCCCAACCTTTGCCCTTGAATTGAATTCCAAAAGTTGAGTACCTGCGACTCATGTCTTGCCCGCAGCAGATTGGTTGCCGTTCTTCGTGGATTGATCGATCCACCTCAACACGGATTTTGCACACCGTGCATTCAAACTCATAGATTGGCATTTGAATTCCTTATCTGTGCAACCCCCATGATTTCGCACTTGGTGCATTGGATCACTTCCACACCGTCGGGCAGGTTGTCGGTTATTTTGTGAATTAACTGAACCGTGATTTTCTTGCATTTCCTGCATTCAAATTGAACTTTGTCCATAGTTGCTTCTCCGTAAATTCTCGATCGGCTGAAGGTTGATTTGGGTGACCCACCAATTCGGTTGCTTGGAATGGCGGTATTTGGCACGCTGAGCAATAGCAATTGGAATCCACCCAGCAATGAAATAGTGCGGTGCTTGACCAGTGACTAAAACGGCAATGTCGTTGGGTCGATCGTATTCGTGAACGATCAATTGACCGGCAACGTACTTAGTCCAACGCACTTCGATTTGACTGCCAACGTCAGCTGCTTCTTTGTGCTTTGAAATAAACGGGTCATAATCTGCGCCCAAGTATTTTGCCACGATCCATTCAGCCCCCAGGGCTTCGGCGTATTGTGCAATTAACTCATGCAGATTTTTGTCTTTTGTGTACGTCGAATCCATGCCAGGGTGCAGAAACGTGTCGGTTTTGTAGTGACTGACGGCTGCTTCATGACATGTAATTTGTTCGCCACGGGTCAATTGCATTTTCACCGACAGTCACCGCATAACCAAATAAGTTTTTCGCCTGCTTGTCCTTTTGTATAGCCAAACGGATCAAGTTTCAACAACCTGTCGCAACCGTCGCATTGTTCGATTTTGTATTCAGCGATAACTTCACCATTTTGCAACAGTTTTGCGGTCATACTTTGCGGATAAAGTATTTCGACGGTGTCGCTCATACCTGGGGTTTCCATTTTCCGTCACTAGCCAAAACGTACCAACGCGGTGTGCATTGAGTTGCTTTTGTGCGCTCGGTGCAGAAATACCCGCCCCAATTCTTTGGTGCGCCTTCATGTGCCTGTTTCCACACCATGTGACCGTGACTGCATTGCGGTGCTTCTTCGACCAATTGCCCGCCCAATTGCTTGGCAATTTCGTCCATTGATGATCCCAATGACGGAATTCCTGATTGTTCGGCTTCAGCTGCCGTTTTGTAACTAGGCACGTCACCGAATTTGGTCGTCCAGTAGTCATAGTCTTTTTCAGCATTGGCGACTTTTGCGGTAGTCCGTTCGACCTGTTCCATAGTTTCCTTCGTGCTTCGTTCAGCACCGCCCATGACCAATTGCTGCACGCGCATGATCGCACTTGTTACTGTGTCCTCAACGAACCAGCGTTTCATGTTGGGTTGGTATGCCCCAACGTAGCCGTGAGCATAATCAATACCTGCTGGTAATTCCACAACGTCTGCGCTAACTACGCAGTCACTTCCATGCGGTTGACCTCTAAACGCTTTGGCTTCAACAAGGACATAACCCTTTTCGGCACTGAATTCGACAATGCGAGTTTCAATGCGACCGTTTGGGTATGTTGCCAACCAGCGTTCCAAGCGTTCACGGCTTGCTTCGTAGTTATCTAGAAACCCCATTTATTTGACCGCCTTATTTGCTATGTGGCGAACCATTGCTTTACGACGCGCTAAACCTTCACGCTTGCCTTCTTTGAAGCCTTTTGCATAACCCGCAGCGGCTGAAATGACCATAAGAATGATCGCCAACACCAAACGCCCCAATGTCTCAGGGTCTAATAGATCAAGCACCATTTTTGAATTCTCCCGATTCTAGGCAGTAACGACTACCACCTGAACTCAGGGTGACGCATGATTGGCGCGCGGTCAAGAACCTTGCGTGTTTGTCGGCGTGTCTTGAGGCTTTGGCTTTGATTTCAGTCCATTGCCAGCAAGTACGCCACCTAGTGAACCAGTTAAGAAAATTGCTAGGGTTTTCAATAGATCAATGAATGCTGCGTCGTTGGGTGCTTGCGCCCCGATTGGCTGAGTCACAAAAATCAATGCGTAGGTAATTCCTAAAGTTACGATCAAAAAAACCGCAGCAAGGGTTGACCCAATTATCAGGATCAGCTGCGCGTGGACATCTTCAGGGGTTCGTCGTCGGTAAGGTTTCTGTAAATTCTTCTCCAATGATGTCTGAAGTGCAAGTTCCAGTAACGACGCATTGCGGTTTTTTGCATTCGGGTTTTTCCCAGTTGACAAATTCCTGGCACTCATAACGAATCCAACCCTGATAACCGCAAGCGGTGAGACTTAGTGAAATGCCCAACGCTAAGCCCACCGCCGCAAGTTTTCGGGTTATTTCCCCGTTAACCCGAAACTCTTATCCTGCGGGTTCAACCAACGCAAGATTACTGGGGCAACCGCTGCAACGCCTGCCATTGCTAGGGTTTTTGGATCTGTCACACCCGCCATGTATAACGCAAGGGCTGCCGCCATGAATGAGCGACCCCAAGAGGCTGCTAGGGCTTTGGCTTGTTCCATTTTTTCTCCTTTGTTGGCTTTGCTGCTGCTTTTGGTATTTCTACTTTCGGAAATTCGCCCTTGTATGGCACAAATTTTGGAATGCCAAAACCGACGATCTCTTTACCTTCACCATACGAACGAACCTTCACCATTACCATGCCGCCATTGCGCTGGTCGCCTGTCCCGCTAGTGTTGCCCTCGATCGTCAAACATGTTTTGGTGTCAATAAGTCCCACAACAATACCAATGTGTGAAATGCGGTCAACGCCGTCATGTGGAAAATCCATGAATGCCAAATACCCTAGTTGTGGCATACCTGACCAGCGTTGCATTTCTTTGAATCGGTGTGCGCCTTGCGCAGTTGAAACGACTGAATGAAGTTTGACACCTGCCTGGGCTGCGCACCAATTAACAAATGAACCGCACCACGGCAAGCCGTCTGCCTTTGTAAATTTGCCGTACTTTGTCAGGTTGTCGCCTTCTTCAACCGTGCCGACTTCAGCTGCTGCGACTTCGATCAAACGTGCATTTGTGCCGTCAGGATAAGTCATGAAAGTAGCAATTTCGCTTCGTCGTTAGTGATCCCAAGTTTGGCAAGCAATGCAACCTTTTCAGCAGCCTTAATTGCTTCGGTTTCAGCTGCATTTTCTGCAAGGGCTTTGTCCGCTTCAAATTGGGCAAATTCAGCGTCCGTCATTTCACGGTCAATAACTTCATCCGTGGCTAAATCATGAATTCGAATAATTGGTTTTGTCATTATTTCACCCCGTAAAGTAGAACCGAACCGCTAAGTGTTCCAGCACCTGAAATTGTGCTGATTGTAATGCTTGAGATTGCAGCTGAATTGAAGAATCCGCCTGTGATTGTCAAATTTGCATAGGATGGTGTTGCATTCATTGCATAGGTAGTTAATAGATCGACCTGCTTGCACAATGCGGTTGCGGTGTTGGCGTAATCATATACATTGACGATTGAGTTATAAGTTGCAGTCGTGACTGGTGCTGCACCATTATCAAAACCAAAATAACTGCTTAAAGCTGGGTTGTTGTTGAATCCGTAAGAATAAGAATTTGATGTAACCCCATTAAAACGCAAAAAGAAATTTGAAGTTGTACCGAGTGCAGCATTTCTAAAAACCATTTGCAAATTTGTATAAGTGCTTGGAATGGAAGAAATAGTCGTGCTAGTGCTGCCCAATGTCGTCGTGCTGATCAATGTCATTCCGCCGCTAGTTGGTGTCGTCCAGGCTGGCAAACCGCTTGAAACGGTCAATACTTGACCTGTTGATCCAATACCTAAACGCGCAGGGGTTGAACCGCTTGATGAATAAATTGTGTCGCCCGTTGTCGTCATTGGGTTTGTCATTCCAGCAGCGTCGGCTGACCAAACAAAATCCATGTCGGTGTTTGAATTCTTTTTCAGCACCTGACCAGTTGTGCCACCTTTAAGATCAGCCAATGATGTGTCAACCGCCTGACCAAAAACCTCAAAATCGGCTGGCAGGTCTGTGACCAAGTCGCTCGCCGTCGGCATTTGCCAGTTGAAATTGCTTGTCGGATTTGCCATTTGTTCCCCTTTTCTAAGCCACTATTGTGGCATTTGCCCAGTCTAAAGTTGGCGACACGCTCGACCATGTTTCCGTGATCGGCACGTCATTCCAACGCATTGCCTGCAATGAATACGCCAACGGCGATAACAACAAGGTCACCGAAAGTCGATTGTAGGCTGCCTGAAATGACCAGCCCTCAACGAAACCCTGGAATGTACCCGACGACATGTTCAACGGTAAGTTATTCAATGAAATTGCTTCACCCATGAAAACGTTGATCAACGCGTCACGGTCGGCATTGTCAATTTCAGGGTTTGTCAGGTCAAATGAGATTTCGCTGAAAATTGGCTGTGGCTGGGCGCGCAATGACAAATAAAAATTTGCCTGAGCGGTTGCGTCGGCTGACTTTTCTAAGGTCGTTGTGATGATTTGTGCAAGCGTGCCATAAAGTGCAATTGAGTTTGCGTCACTGGCTGATACTTCAGCACTGCTGGTCGCACCGTATTTGATTGTCAAGGAATTACGAACGTCACCCACGCGGGTCTGAATTCGCAAACCAGCTGCGCGGGCATGATTTGCATTGAGATCGACGTACCCGTTAGCCGTCAAATAATTAGTTCGGTGCGTTGAATCCGCATAACCAATTCGCCCTTGCGCGTCCTCATAAATGTACCCAAGCCCCGAAGTTGCCAATGCTGAAACCAATGAATAAACGTCTGTACGGCTTGAAGATCGGGACGCTAACTCATAATTGCCAGGGCGATCAATGTCGCCCAAACCGTTGTTTTCAGCCGTTGCCCAGGTCGTACCCGCTGGCGTGTAATTAGCCCAAGTAAGTGACGGCGCAACCTGCGACCAGGTATTGAACAAAACGTCGCTCAAAACGTCAAAAATCTGATTTCCGTCAAAATCTTTTGAAAGTACGCCATTGGTCAATGCTTTTGGCAGACGTGCCAACGCACCCAATGCGGTGATCGAGTACGTCTGCGTGAACATGGTTGAACCTACGTCGCGCACTTCCAACCCAATGTCAACCACGTTGCCGCCAAAAATTGAAACAAAAGTGTTTGCGGTATTTTTGACCTGAACCGAAATTGTTGAATTGATCGTGACGGGTATGGCAGTTTGAGAAACGTCGATCAATTGCAGATTGACATAACCCGCTTGTGCTTGCTCGTAAATGTTTGTTCGACCGCTGCGAATGACAAGGTTTGCCAAAACTGCGTCAGTGTATTCAACGCCGTCAATTGTCACCTTCCAAATTGGTGACCATTGCGTCATAATAGTTGCAGGCTAGTTGCGCCGCCTGTGCCGCGGTAGAAACTGTCATTCAAGGTTTCAACAATTGTTCGGGCAGTACCTTCACGATCGAATGCACCCGTCACGGTCAAATTGATTGTTGTCCCCATAGTCGCGGCTTCACCCATGCGGAATCGACCAGGGTTGAAATTGCCTGAAACAATGTTGTTAGCAGCTGAAGCAGCCGAAGCAACCGCCCCTGCAATTCCGCTAGTCGTTCCCGTATTGATCGAAACACCACCGCCCGTCGTGCCACTGCCCGTTGAAACCGTGCTTGTTGGTACTGTCGAAACTGTACCCGTTGACATTGAATAATTACCTAGCGCACCAGTTGCGGTCGAAGCAGCACCAATTTTTTGGATTGGTGGAATGTCTTTTCCTGTCTGTATAAGGTTGTAACCCTTGATGATCAAATTTATACCGTCAATGGCAGTGTTGAGCAATGGTTTAATTGCTGCCAATACTTTGGCAATAATTGTGATAACGACTTCAGCAATGTCACCAACCACTTTCATTGCCCCGCCGATTGCCTTCCCGATCAATGGCGCAATGAATTTGACCACGTCCCAAAATGCAGC